AGGCGTATGTGGTTACTGATGATATTAGCAACGCTCAGGAGTTAGATAGAAAAGCAATAAGTAGTGCTTCTCTAGGCTAAAAAACATAACGGAAAACATTAAAAAGGTTAATTATATATGGAAAGAATCATAGAACTTATCATAGACGAAGAAAATGAATTTAGTGGAATAGAAGCTATCTCTGTTGTTGAAAATCCTGCTATAGAGGAGGATTTTATAGCATTAAAGGAGCATAAAGAATTAAGATTAGCAGAAGTAGACAAAGAGAAGAGGATTTTGATGGGAGCTGCTTTAATTCCTAACAAAAAAATATACAGAAGGAGTGAGGATGAGGATTACTACATCTTTTTCTCTGAAGAAACCGTAAAAAAGGCTTCTGAATTGTTCTTGATGAACGGAAATCAGAATAACAGCACGTTAGAGCATAAAATCGACCTACAAGGGATGTCTGTTGTTGAATCTTGGATCATAGAAGATGAGAAAAAGGATAAATCAGCTAAATATGGCTTTAATCTACCGATAGGAACGTGGATGGTTTCTGTAAAAGTTAACAATGATGACGTTTGGGATCAAGTTAAGGCAGGTGAAGTTAAAGGGTTCTCTATCGAAGGGTATTTTGCGGATAAAATGGATAGTCCTAAGGAGTCCATAGAGGAATCTTTATGCTCCGAATGTCTTGATGAGCTAAATGCAGAATATGATCTATTAGAAGCTATTGAAATGCTTTCTGATGAGGTGGAGCTAGAGTCTTATGGGGGATATCCAGAATCTGCATCTAATAATGCTAAATTAGGTATAAAAAGAAATAAAGAATTAGGTAATAAGTGTGCAACTCAGGTGGGAAAAGTAAGGGGGCAGCAATTAGCTAGAGGTGAGAAGTTCACTCTACCAACTTTGAAGAGGATTTACTCATATTTAAGTAGGGCTGCTGAATACTATGATCCTAGTAAACCTAATGCCTGTGGAACTATTAGTTATCTTCTTTGGGGAGGTAAAAGTATGCTCAATTGGACTGAGTCTAAGATAAAAGGTATTGAAGCTGCTGAGGTAGGTCCAAGAGGCGGTATTAAATCTAGTAAGAAATGAAAGAAACACCAAGTTACTCCTCTCCAAAAAGTGGTAAAAGAGGATGTCTTTGTAAAAACGGGAGAACGTATTCTTCAAGATGTTGCAATGGATCTCTCAGGGGTCAGGGAATAGGTAACGTTACTAGGTATTTGTTTCACTTATACACAGAAGATGGTAACATATTAATGCAGGAAAATCTAAATAAATTATATAAATAATGGCAGACAAGAAGATAAGCGAATTAACAGAAGCAACCGAAATAAATTCAACGGATGTCTTCCCTTTTGTGCAGACAGGTACTACTAAGAAAATACAATTTTCAAATATTCAGAAAGAAATCATAAACTACCTTGTACCTACACATATAACAGCTCAAGCAGACACACCTATTGATTTAGGTGATTCTACCTACGATAGTTCTGAGATGATAAAACTCAGTTGGAGTGGGGACTCAGGAGCATCAGTATTTACACTTCCAGATGCTACTAGTGAAAACAACCAAAATAGATTAATACGATTTATATCTGACTCTACTTTTCACACAAGCACAAGAGTGCAATTAACTCCATTAGTAAATCAGGACTTGGATGGGGTTAGCACCTCTTATGAAATAAATAAAGCCTACGAAGGTATTCAAGTATGGAGTGATGGTACTGAATGGTATATTATCCAGAAGAAGGCTTAGTGAAAATACAACATTAATAAATTAATAAGTAATAATTATAAATACCAATTTTATGAAAGCAAGTGAAATCGTTTCAAAACTAAAAGAGGTGCTTTTATCTTCAACTGAAGAAGTGGAAAATCAAGAGGCAGTGCAGCTTGAAGAGAATACAGAAGAGGTTCAAGAAGAAGTACAATTACAAGAATCTCTGGATGAAGAGGTTTCTGAGGAAGCTCCTGTTGAGGAAGCAGAAATGTCTTATGCAACAAAAGAAGAATTAGCCGAAGTCAAAGCGATGGTTGAGTCTATTATGGGCAAATTAGATGCTAATGAAGAATCTGTTCAAGATGTTCCTGAAGAATTATCTTCTCAAGAAGTATCTGAAGAGCCTCTTGTGCATTCACCTGAAGATGTAACTGAAAAAAACCCTTTAAATCTATACGCTCAAAAAAGAGAGTTGACAACATTCGACAGGGTACTATCAAGAATAATTAAATAAAAATACAATCATATAAATTAAACTGAAATGGCAACAACCACATCAATTACTACTACTTATGCAGGAGAGTTTGCAGGTAAATATATCGCTGCTGCTCTACTCGAAGGTTCTACTATCGCTAATGGTGGTCTTACTGTAAAACCAAATGTTAAATTTAAAGAAGTCATTAAGAAAGTCGCTACTGACGATATCGTTAAGGATGCTACTTGTGATTTCGATCCTACTTCGACTCTTACATTGACTGAGAGAGTTATTCAACCAGAAGAGCAACAAGTAAATCTACAGCTTTGTAAGAAAGACTTTGTTTCTGATTGGGAAGCAATATCTATGGGTTATTCTGCTTATAGCGATATGCCTTCTCAATTTTCTGACTTCTTGATCGCTCACGTAGCTGAAAAAGTAGCACAAAGAACTGAGCAGTCTATCTGGACAGGAGATACATCTACTAACGGACAATTCAATGGTATTTCTACTTTGATTTCTACTGACGCAGGTCTACCCGCTGCAAACGAAGTAACAGGAACTACGGTTACTGCTGCTAATGTCATCGATGAGTTAGGTAAAATTGTAGATGCTATCCCTTCTTCTTTGTATGGAGCTGAAGACTTAAACGTATATGTTTCTCAAAACATCTTTAGAGCTTACAAGAGATCTTTAGGAGGATTCCAATCTAACGGACAAGGTGCTGCTGGTGTAGGTTCTGAAGGAAACAACCAAGACATCAACATCGAATACTTTGATGGTGTAAAAATCTTTATGGCTAACGGATTAGCTTCTGATACTGCTATTGCAGCAGAGAAAAGCAACCTATTCTTTGCCACTGGACTTTTATCAGACCATAATCAAGTAAAAGTTATCGATATGGCTGATATTGACGGATCTCAAAATGTTAGAATCGTAATGCGATTTACAGCAGGGGTTCAGTATGGTATCGTTGATGATATCGTTACTTATGGTATCGTTAACTCTGCCAACTAATAGAAATTAATTAACCTATATAAAGGGGGTTGGATAGTTTTTCTACCCACCCCTCTTTTTTAAACATAAAAAATATGAGTTGTGATTTAACTAGAGGCAGAAAGGAAACTTGTAAAGATGTCGTTGGAGGTCTAAAAGCGGTTTACTTCATTGACTATGGAGACTTAGGAACTGTTACTGAGACCAACGATGAGATTACCGATATGACAGGTACTTTTTCTGCTTATAAATACGAATTGAAAGGGAATAGTAGCTTTGAACAAGCTATTAATTCTTCAAGAGAAAATGGGACTACATTCTTTGAGCAAACGTTAAATTTGACTTTAAAGAAAGTAACCAAAGAAGATAATAACGAAATTAAGTTATTAGCTTATGCTAGACCTCACGTTGCTATCGAGGACAATAATGGAAACATTATGCTTATGGGATTAGAACACGGTGCAGATGTTTCTGGTGGAACTGTAGCTACAGGAGCTGCTATGGGTGACTTGAATGGATACACACTAACTTTTACCACTCAAGAAAAGAAACCAGCTAATTTTATAGCATCGACTGATCCAGCAGCAGCGACTTATCCATTTGACGGAATGAGTAGTGCAACTCCAACAATTGTAGAAGGCACTAACTAATAATTGATTTAATGCAAAAGAAGAGGTTGATAGAAATATCAGCCTTTTTTTTTGAACACGAAACAGCTTTTTTAGTTATACTTATATGATTAGGTTACTACCAAATACAGAGTCTCAGACAATAAATATAATTCCTAGAGAATACATAATTGCTAGTGATCTTAGTTTGTCCATTCGTGAAGATGGAACTGGTAAATCAGAGACTTTAAGTGAATTAACATCTGTTGTGAATGGCAACTACCTAGACATAGATTGTACATTCAGCATTCTATCTGAGGATAGCAGTTACTTCATAGAATTAACTCAAGAGGATACGTTGCTATATAGAGACAAGGTATATTGCACCTCTCAAATAGATGAATCGGTTTCACATACTTTAAACCAAGGTAAATATCAGCCATACGCAGGAACTGGTTCAGATCAAGATCAACAATATATTATAATATGAGTAGGAAAAACATAAAACGAAGTAGGGCTATTAGTAAACCTAAAGAGGTGAATCCTAATAGTATGAAATTCGTTAATCTATCAGGATATGAGATTCCTGAAGTGAAGGAGTATAGTCGTAATGATTGGGTCGATTACGGAGATAACAATGATTATTTCTCTGAATTAATTGAAAGATACCTTGGTAGTCCCACTAATTCCAGATGTATAAATGGAATTGTTGATATGATATACGGAAGGGGATTAAATGCCACTGACTCCACTGAGAAACCTGAGATGTTTGGTAAGATGAAGTCTATTCTAAAACCAAATGATGTTAAGAGGATCGTCAATGATCTAAAAATGCTAGGTCAAGCAGCTATTCAGGTAGTCTATAAAGCAGGAAAGAGAGAAATATCTGGATTATATCATTTTCCAATGGAGACTTTAAGAGCTGAGAAAGCTAAAGAAGGAAAGGTTAAGGGTTATTATTATCATCCAGATTGGTCTAACATAAAACCTAACGATAAACCTAAGAGAATACCTTCTTTTAAGAATGGAAGTAGATCTGAAAAGGTAGAGATATATTGTGTTAAGCCTTACCGAGCAGGTTTCTATTACTATTCACCTGTAGATTATCAAGGATGCCTTCAATATTGTTCTTTAGAAGAAGAGGTATCTAACTATCATTTAAACAATATAAAGAACGGATTACAGCCTTCCTTACTACTTAACTTTAATAATGGAATACCTACTGACGATATTCAGGAATTAATAGAGAGAAAGATTTACGATAAATTCAGTGGGTCCTCTAATGCAGGTAGGTTTATACTAGCTTTTAACGAAAGTGCAGAAAGCCAATCGTCTGTAGAGCCTATTCATTTACCAGACGCTCACGCACAATATGATTTTCTAGCAAAGGAGAGTAGAGAGAAGATAATGATAGGACACGGAGTAGTTTCTCCTATACTATTAGGTATAAAAGACAATACTGGTTTTGGAAACAATGCGGAAGAGCTTAGAACAGCTTCTATCCTTATGGATAATATCGTTATCAGACCTTTTCAAGCTCTGCTGATAGATGCTTTTAAGGAATTGCTGTCATTTAACGGAATATTCTTAGAATTGTATTTTACGACTCTTCAGCCTATAGAATTTACTGAATTAGACAATATCGCAACGAAGATAAAAAGAGAGGAAGAGACAGGTGAAAAATTATCTTCAGAAGAGGTTGATCTCATAGAAAGTGAAGAAGCTACAGACTCAGAACCTACAGAAGAAGAATAAGATATGAAAGCACTATTTATAACTATAAAGGAATTAAAAAGAAAGTCTATATTTGATGGAAACATAGATGGAGATAAGCTGATTCAATTTATTGAGGTTGCTCAAGACACTAATATTCAAACCTACTTAGGAACTAAATTGTACGACAAACTTCAGGAGGATGTTATTAATGGAAGTGTAGAAGGGGATTATCTTACTCTTATAAATGACTACGTTAAACCGATGTTGATCTGGTACACTCAGGCTTCATACATTCCTTACGCTGCCTATCAAATATCAAACGGAGGTGTTTTTAAGCATAACTCTGAAAACTCAACATCCGTAGATGCTTCAGAGATAAGGACATTGACTGAACACGCTACAGAAACTGCTGAATTTTATACACAGAGATTTGTCGATTATATGAATTACAATAGTCATTTGTACCCTGAATTTATAAGTAATCAGGATGATGGGATGTATCCACATAGAGATGTAAACTTCACAGGATGGGTATTGTAGATTATAAAAAAAAGAAGGTCTACAAGCCTAAGAAAGAAAACGAAAGTAAACTCAACACATATTTGAAAAACAAAATCAAAAATGGCAAATTCAATAAACTGGGGTAAAATATACGAGTCAACTTATTGGGGTAGTGGCGTTGCAGATAATACAATAAATTGGGGAAAGTCTTATCGT